AACTGGAATTTCTTCATCTAAAGGTTTAAAATAATATCTGTTATAAATTTTATTTAGTCTTGTTGCAAGAGTATTAAGATTTTCTCCTTCTTTAAATCTGATTTTATTGTTTTCTCTAGCTTCTATTAAGTTGTTTAAACTCACTGGTTTTTGTGGACTAAATCTTGCTGCCATTAAACGATCTATATTACCTTTAGAAAAATTAGAAGTTGAATTTTCTTTTAAAAGTTGAGTTGTAGATAAAGCATTTATTTCCATAGAATCTCTTAAAGGTTCTTCTCTAGGACTTATAGATCCCGGCATATCAGGGCGTTCAAAAAGTGTAATTAAAGGATCTACACTTGTAACTTGACGATATAATTCTTGTTGAAGTTTAAAAGTTTTTTGCAAATTAGTTTCATAATTTCTAGCAATTCCAGCTACAGTTTGTTTCTTTTGTAAAGAAGGATTTCTGTATTTTTTACTTTCAAAATTATAAGTCCTAAAAGCAGATGTAATTTTATCATCAGGATCAATGTTTCTAAATCCAAAACCTGTCATATTTTTAGCTATTTCTGCTTTTAAATTTTTAACTTTACCTGTAGACCAATTTTCGTGACCCATAGTTGTTTGTGCTAAATCAATTAAACTTGTCATACTTCCGGGGACAACAGCTTTTGCAAAATAAACTACAGAATCAAATACTTTTTCTTCAGGACTAACATTAGGTGGAAAAAGAGGTTTACCTGAAAAACTTCTTCCGTCTTCTGCAAACATAGCTGATGTTGCTTCTGATATAGTTGCTGTTAAAATAGCAGGATCTGCATAAGGTTCAAACAAATTAAAAAGTGATCTAGATACAGCTTCTTTTAAGATAGTATCTAAATCAGCATTTGTTACTTCTCCTCTTTGAATAGCTCCAATAACTTCTAAAAAGGGTTCTTGTACTGTACTATAACTGTTTACATACTGTGTATCCATAGCTACAAGTTTCTGTTTGCCTTGCCAATCATTCATTATCATTTTAATTCTAGGTGCTGATTTAGACCACGGAGTTTCTGAAGCAACATCTATAGCTTGAGCTTCTTCTTCACTTAATCCTAATAACATTTCACTACCTTTAGCTGCTGCTCCCCAACCTGCTGTAGTAGTACCGTATCCTGCAAGTCTTTTTAAACCTCTTTCTCTAATAACAGGATTAGAACTTAAAGCTTCTTTAGCTCCCCGATGAATAATATGATAACTTGTTCTAAGTATTTCAGCAGGAAAAGATACAAAGTTGCCTATAGGAGCATCCTTTAAAGATTTAATTAAAGGAGTTACTCTATCATAATTTGGAAAAGTATCTCTAATAATTCTTGCTGCTTGTGTTTCTAAAAGCTCTAAAGATTCATCAGGATAAGCGCGTTTTAAATAAGCTAACTCTGTTTCAAAAGCATTCATTTTAAATAGATCATCTGTTGCCATATATAAATCTTCTGCTTTTTTAGCAGCAACATCTATATTTGGAAATTTTTCAAATATTTCATTTGTTTTCTTTGCTAAATAAGTGTCAACACCTTGATCTATAAGAGCATCTATTTCACCTTGTTTTGCAGATGTATTAATAATTCCTAATCTTTGGTAACGTCCATAAGCTTCTGCTCTTTCTTTATCTGTTCCTTCTCCTAAAACAGACTTTAAAATTTTAAAAGATTCTACATTTCTACCAAATGGATTAATTCCATTAGCTAAACCAAATTGCATTGCACCAGTAAAGTTTCTAGCATGAGTTACATGACTATAAACTGTTTTATTTTTTTGTATTAAACCTTTTAAATATAAAAAATTTCTATAAAAATTTGTACCAAAATCTCCTGTCTTAGATTTATCTAAAAAACTTGATTGATTATCTAAAATAGCATCTAACATTTCTTGTGTAGTATACTTACCATCTAAAGATGAATTAGTTGCTCCTTCTGGTATTTTAACATTAAAAATTTCACGATTTCTAGTAGCATCTTTAGGATCAAAAATATATTTACCATTACCTAATCCTTCAAGTTTACTATAAAATTTACTATTCTCTATAAAAGTAGCCATTTTAGAAATAGTAGCTACAATGTTATCAGCAGGGTCTTCTATTTCACCCATTAATGCTCGTATCTCAGGAGCTAAATCTTCATTCTTTTTCTTTAAAATATTTCTATTAACTTTTTTAACATTATTAATCCATTCATAAGTAGATTTTTTATCTCCTTTAGATAAAATTGTATCTATAGCATCTTGTGCTTTAGCATAAGCTTCATCATCAGTTAATTTTTTATTTAATTTTTTAAAATGTTTTACAAAATAATCGTGAGCATCTTGAATAACAACAGGAGTAGGTACATAATTATTATTTTCAAATAATTCATAAGATCTACGCAAGTAAGAGCCTACATTTTCTAATAAAATTTCTTTAACTTTAGGGTTTATAGAAGGTAAATCTGTAATCTGTAAAGTTAATTTATCTATTAATAATCTAGCATTAACTAATTCTTCAGCCGTAGCTAAAGGAATATTAAATTTAGCAGCTATATCTTGAGAATTTCTACTTACATCTGTTTCTGTTAAAACTTTTTGTGAAGCTTCTAAAATTTTATCACGATCAACATCATTTACAATGTTATCTAAAGTACCTTTTAATCTTTTATGAATACTATGTGCTTGACCAATCAATTCTTTTTTATTAAATTGTGCAATATTATAAGCATCATAACCTTTTTTAGTAAAAAATCCTCGACTAGAAAATAAACGATTCATAGTTCGTTGAAAAAAAGAACTACCTTGATCAATAACTCTTTGAACTTCTTCTGGAACTTCGTCTACAGTAGAAGCTTCTATAGGTTCATTTCTTAAATTCATTTCTTCTCTTGCTTCTAATAATTCATCTACAAAAAATTGTCCTCTTTGTTCAGGAGTTAAATCTGAAAAAGATGTATCATATTTAGATACAGCTTTTTTATAAATATTACCAAATAACGAAACAAAAGCAGTAGGAACTACAGTTTGTCCAACTAATTTTAAACGCTGAACAAGTTCTGGATCGTCTGCATTACCTGCAAAAAAACGTGTAACATCACTAGCAACATTTTCGCCAGCAAGATCATCTACTATATTAAAAAGATTTTCATATTCTCCATGTTTTTTAAGTGCTTGTTCAGCAAATTGTTCTGATAAAATTAATTTTCCTATATCACCCAATTGATTTACTTTTGAAAGCGCACTATAGCCTCCTGCTGTTGTAGCTATAAAAGAAGTAATATCTCCTGCTGCTCCACCTAATGAATCATATGGAGGAACTACTCCTTCTTCTGTAGAAAATTGACGCAATACATCTTGTCTAGTTTCTTCATCAAATAAACCTATAGGAGCAGTTAATGTTTCAGTTGTACTTCGCGTTTTAGCACGAAGTTTATCTTCTACTTCTTCTGAAGTTTCTGAAGATAATCCCAATGTTCTTTTAACGTCTGCTGTTACACGATAAGGAAATTTAATCCCTGTTAAAAGATTATCATATAAAGCTCTTCCAAAATCTAATTTACCATCACCTGTAGTATAACCTTCTTGCCATGCAGGTTCATCATCTACTGGAATATCGCTTGAAAGTTCCATTAAAGCAGATGGTTCATAATTTAATTTTAAAGCTATATCTTCAATACTAGGTTCTGTAGAAAGTTGTTTATTTAAACTTTCAATAAAATCAAAATCTTGTTGTTCTTTAGATATTGTCATATTATTAACTACCTTTTAATGCCATAGCAGTTTTATACTCTTCAAAAGTTGACCATTTGCCATCTAGATAACCATCATAAAATAATTTTTGCTGCTTTCTATTCATTTTATTCCAATTAGAAGTTCCAATTACATCATCACGCACTGGTTTTCTTATAGCAGGTATTTCTCCTTTTACTCCAATACCTTCTGCTGCAAATTCTGCTGCTCCAGTTATATTTGTAATTAAGTCTGTTAATCTGTTATATAAGAATTTTTCTGTTGCTTTTTGTTCTGTAGTTGGAGGTGTTTTTTCTGTATAGCGGCCTATATGCTCAACATAGTCATCATAAAAAGTTTGAAACTTTCCACCTTCTAAAGCTTGCTTTAAAACTTCTAAACGTGCTGTATTTTTTTCTGGATCAATTATATTTTTTGGAGTTGCAAACTTAGTAAATAAAGCACCTACTTGTTCATATTCTGACATATTAGAATATTGAGTTATATCTAAATTTAAAGCTGAAGCAGCTTCACTAAATTTACCAAATGCTTCAGGATTTAATATTTCAGCACCATCTTTTGCATAATTAAACTGTCCTACTAAAGTATTAAATAATTCTTTTTCATGTTCTTCACGAACAGCATCAGTAAACTCGTCAGGTAACACTATTGCTTTTATAGCTGTGTTTTCGGTTGTTGCACCTGTATTTCTGTTTGTTTTTATTGTTGTTGTTTTATCCATTATTATGTTATTTTCAACTATAGCGTCACTCTTTTGTGTCTCAACATAAAGATCTCGTATTTTAACTTTATTTTGTACTTGATCTAATAAAGAAAATTCTTGTCCAAATAAAGGATCTTTAGGATCACTTGTTAGTGGTGTTTTATAATCACCTAAAGTAGCTAAAGAATTTGATATATTTCCTGATTTTGTATAAGTTGAATAAAATTTATTAAATGCTTGTGCATCTTTTGCAAAAGTATTTGTTTTTAAAAAAGTTACTAGATCTTGTTTTCTTTCACTTTGACTCTTACCACCCGGTAAAATTGATCCTAATCCTCTTACAATTGCACCAGTTAAAGTTGTAGGAGTAATTTTTTGTATTTCTCTAGCCGTTACTGCACTATAATTTTTTTGAGTTCCTAACTTTGAACCTAAAGTAAGTCCTTTTTGTAAATTATCATATCTTGTTTTTGCTCTTTTTCTAGCTTCTTGATCAATATAAAAATTATACAGTCCTGCTTCTCCTGTCATTTCGTCAGGAAGTTTAACTGATAATTCATTTTCTAATGAATCTTTTTCAGACTGATAATAATATAAAAAATTTGGAGTATTAGAGTCTAAGATTTTTTTATTTTCAGCTTGCATTTTAGCATAACCATTTACAGCATTTCCAAACTCTCTTTGACTAGAAAAAATTGTTTTTTCATTCTTTAAAAAATCACTCATATTATCTTGCAATAATGTAGTACCAAAAGCACTACCCAGTTTCATTACTCCAACTGTACCAAGACCTTTTAGTAAATCATTGATTTCGTTATCACGATTACGTTTAGCAATTTTTTCATTATATGCTCTGGTATCTGCTCTAATTTTTTCTGCAAAAGGTTCAATAGCCATTTAAGTTACCTCTGAGCTAACATACTATCATTATCTGTTGTTGTTGTTGTTGGTGCTTCTAATAAACTACCTTCTTCTTCTACAAGTTCAGGTAAGTCTTCCATTTGTTCAACTCTTTCCTCTGTTAAAACTGAAGCAGGTATATCAGTAGTTGATAATTTTTCAACTAATGCTTCTTTATCTTTAACAGTTAATAATTTTTGATCTTTATCTTCTTGATCTAAAACAAATTCTAAATCTATTCTTTCTGCTAACGCTATCATCATATAACAAGTAGGCTCTAAAAGCATTAACATAAGATCAGGATTCCAAGCACCTTCTGAGAATCCTTTAAATAACATAAGATTAGCTAAATTAATAATAGGTGTTTGATCTTCGATAGCGTTCATCAAAGGTACATAAACTTCAGGTTGAATTAACCGTAACCATATAGCTTCGCTTGCCTCATATAAATTTGTATATAAAGGTGCTTTTTCATAAGGTGCAGGAGAAGCTGGATCAGCAGTTAATGATGAACCCGGAATAGGTCTATTAAAATTACTTTGAACCGTATTTATATCTTCTATAAATGTTGACATCTTTTATTCCTATTGTTAAAATTATTTAGATGCAAGTAAATTAGCTCCACTACCCTGATAAGAAGGAAAAGCATACTGTTGAATATATTGAGACATATATGCAGGTGAACCATACATTCCATAATTTTGAGTAGCTGATAAAACTGCATTAGCATCAGGAATTTGCATATCTTGTTCTGCCAGACTTATTGAAGGACTTTCTCCTAAAATATTCGGAATTGCAGTATTAAATACTTGTGCTGGTTCAGGCTCTCCAAATATAGAACGAGATAAACCTTGATATGTTGCCCCTTTAATTGCATCATCTATTCCTAATACATCTATTGTTGTAAGAACTGGATCATCTCTAAATCCTAAATAAGCATCTTTAATATTTGTATCTATATTTGTAGCTACTTGACTAAAGAATCCTTTATCTTCAACAACTTGTTCTTGTCCAATATTTGTAGCTACTTTTTGTGCAGTAGGAGTTGAACCAAGATCAGTTGTAGGGTCTATATTTGTTTGATTATCTAAAAGACTAACATCCTTTGTTACTTCTGATCCTACATTAACAGCATCAACATTAACAGGAGGAGGAGTACCAGTACCAGCAACAGGAGTATCTATAGTTTCTTCTACAGCCTTTTCAATAGCCTTACCAAATTTATTTGGATCTTGTGTAAGGTTACTAAACTTTTCAAAACGTCCTCCTTCACCAAATATAGGAGCTAGTTCATATTCTCCACCAAAAGCATTAACAAAACTTTTACCAACATTGCCTAAAAAATCAGTTACACCTCTAGAAATATTACCATATACATTTGAAGCTTTAGAGGCAAATTCAAAACTACCGCCTATTATGTGGGCTGCACCTCTTGTTATTGCATTTTCACTTGCAAACATTCCTGTTGCATTTCCAGTATACGAAGTTACACCTTCTTTAATAGTTTTAGTAAAAGTTTTATTAGCTACTCCATCTGCTAATGTTGCAGTAGCTTTTTTACCTGTTTCAATTGCTGCTGCTTGAGATACTGTAGCTTCTGCTCCTGAAGTTGCTGCAGCGGTTGCTGCTTCTCTTCCTGCTGTTTCAGCGGCTGCTAGTTGAGTTGCTTGTTGAGTAGAAGTAGCTGCACTTTGTCCTATAAATCCAGACATCCCTTCAAATAAAGCTTTACCTACAGCAGGTAAAATAAATGACATAGCTATTTGTCCAACAATACCAATGTCATCCATAAATTTACCAAAAGATTTGATAACGCCTTTAATACCTGAAACTATTCCAGACGCACCTGTTTTAATACCTTTCCATATTTTACTAAGAAAACCCATTACTTATTTCCTCGCATTTAAACTATGTTATCTACTAATGTTTTAAGATAACTACTTGTTGATCTACCTTCTTCTGCTCCAGCTTCGTTTCCTATAGCAGTCATATAAAGTTGAGCTTTTCTTGTTTGTTCGTTTTCATATGCTTGTCGTAAATAATTAGCTTCATCTCTAAGTTGTTGCCAATATTGAGCTTGTTCTGAAGCAGTTAAAGCAAAAGCATTTTGGACATTTTGTTGATTAGCAGCGTTTTCTGCCGCAGTATCTATAGTATTAGCTTGTCTACGCCAGTTAATATTAGATTGCTCTACGGCTTGTGCATTAGCTGCATTCCATTGTTCTCTTTGTGAATCTATTTGAGTATTAAATTGAGATATCTGTGTATCTAGTTGTGCTTGAGCTTGACTAGCTTGTAAAGAATTTCCTGCATCTATTGCAGACAATCTGTTTGCTTCAGCAGCATTAAACTGTTGCATAGCATTAAATTGTGAAGCATTAAATTGTTCCATTTGATTAGCTTGTGCTGTCATAAATTGATCAACTTGATTTTGTGAAGTAGCATTAAATTGTAATCTAGCATTTTCAGCAGCTTGATTAGACAATCTTGTTTGTTGATCTAATTGAGAATTAATAACTGCTGCTTGTTGATTATTATTTAAATTTAATACGTCCATTTGTAAAAAGTTTTGAGCATTACTTATTCTAGTTTTAGTTGCAAGATCAGCAGCTTGTATATCCATTTGAGCTAGTGTAGTAGCATCCTGTAATGCACTTTGTTGTCTAGCACTAAAATCTGTAAGTGTTGAAGTTTGCATAAATTTACTATTAGCTAACTCTACCTGTTGTTCAGTGCTAAATTTAGTAAGATCTATTTTAGCTACTGTACTAGCATTAAAGATAGCAGTCTGTTGATCTGCACTTAATTTAGCAATACCCATAGACTCTGCAATCTTAGCACTCTGAACATTAGTTGTTACAAGAGATTGTAAGTTTGCAAGTTCTGTTTGTTGATCCGCAGTCATCTGATCTCTTGCGGCATCATTCATTGCTGATAGATTTGACAGCCTTACTTGTTGTTCACTAGATAAATTAGCAAGCTCCATCTGTTGTGTAAAACCAGCATTTTTAGCTTGATAATCTGCTGCTGCTTGATACTCAGCTAATAGTTCTTGTTGTCGGGCATTTAAATTTTCTGCTTCTGTAGCATTTAAATATTGTAATTCTGCAAGTTCTATTTGTTGTTCATTACCTAAATTTTGAGAAGCTGCTTGTTGATCTAATTGAGCTTGTATTTTAGCTTGCTCTTGGCGATTAGCAAGATTTTGTATTCTAATTTGTTGTTGTTGAGTTGCTGTTGCTACAACTGCATCTTGGCTAAATTGACTTTGCAATGTAGCCATTTGTTGAGCCATTTGTGCTGTTTGAGATCCTGCTGTTTGTCTATTACTAAGATTAGCAAGTCTTCGTTGAGCATTTAAATTAGCTTCAGAAATATTAGATTGTTGTTCATTAGATAGATTTTGAGAAGCTCTTTGTTGTAAAGCTTGAGCATTGCTTTGAGCTATAGGTAAAGCTGTTTGTATAATAGCATTAAAGAGTGCATCTCGTCCTACTGTAGAAACTGATAATCCTCTAGCAACCATTAAACTATTTACTTGATCTACTGCTGGTCTAGCCCAAACAGGAGTTACTCCTTCTTCAATTCCAGCAAGAAGATTTTCCATTTGTGAAGATACAAGAGCTTCTGTAGGCAACGCAGCTATAGCAGCTTGTACTTCTACAGGTTCTAAATCAACTTCTGCACTAACACTTGCAGGATCTTCTACTATAGCGGCTGAAATAGCAGGAGGAATATCACCAATAACTACAAGCATTTCGGCAGCTTCACCAGTAGCTGCATCACCTGTAACAGACCTTCTTTGAGAAGCATCAAATCCAGCAATATTAATTATTTTAGCTGCTTCTCCTTCAGGAATAGTATCATCAGTAATAACTTTTCTTTGTGCAGCTTCTGCTTCTGCTGCACGTTGTATCATTACAGGGCTATCAAAAGCTACTTGTCGTGCTTGAGATCTTTGATCTTCTGTAAATTCTGTATCTTCAGCTAAAGCGGCTTGTTCATCTTGTCTTGCCCTTGTAGCTGTAGCAACTCTATTAGCTTCTTCAAAAGCTGCTCTAGTTTCTATAGCAGTTGATCCTTCACTTAATGTACCTTGAGCAGCAGTCATTGAAGCTGCATCAGCTTTATCTGCTGTATAAGTAGAAGCTATATTTTTACCTTGAGCATTTTTAGAAAATAAACCTTGAAGAGTTGCTGCTCTTTCTAAAGCAATTTTTTGTTGTGTTCCAGTAGCTGTAACTGTCCCTGCTGTTGCTACTGGATCTGTTCCTAGTTGTGATACTTGAGTAGAAAGACCTACTTCATTTAATCTTTGTTGTGCTAATTGACGTTGATAAGGAGAAGCATTTTCATTATTCATTAAGTTTGTTAGACGAGTAACTTCTGCATTACCTAATGATTCTACTCCTGCTACTTCACCTACAGAAGTAACATCTCTAGTAATAGCTGCTTGTTGTTCTGCTGTTAAAGGTTCAGGAGATTCTACATCAATACCTGTTGGAGCATCAGAAGATACACCAATTCTAGTAACTATAGTATTTTGAGTTCTTTCAGGTTCTGTTGTTGGTGTATCCTCATTATCCGTATCTGTATCTGTATCTGTATCTGTATTAGGATCAACATTAGAATTATTTTCACTTCCTGTTTTTAAAGGAGGATTTTTCATAAATTCTGCATATGGCCCTGCTTTGTGAGCAGCATGATCATCTACATATTGTTGATAGTTGTCTTTATATTTTGGATCAGCAGGATCAGGAAAAGGAGGAGCTTGTGTATAATCTATAGAAGATTCTAAGTGTCCTTTTGTACGATAACCTATAGGATAATTTAAATAAGCCTCTTCAGGATTTAAAGTATCATCTTCAGCCTTTACAGGTTCATCAGGATCTGTAGGTGTTAAAGTAGGATCATCTGCACCTACACCTGATCCTAATTGTGTTTGTTCACCTGTTTGAAAACTTCCTTCTTTCATTACATATATAGGATTACTTCCTCCAAACTCAGTTGGAGGCTTAGTTGGATCATAATTAGGATTAATTATAAAAGTATATCTTCCAATAGTATATTGAGGCGCTAATCCTTCTGGTAAAGGATATTGGGCTAAACCGGGTCTTCCTCCAACTGTAGTAGTTTCTCCACGATCTTCTGCTCTGCCAGTATCTGAAGTAGTAGGTGTACCTTCTAAAATTGTTTCAGTTATAGTGCCTTTTTGAGGATCTTGTATAGTAGTTTTATTGTTTGGCGATTCCTGCATAGTATTAACAGGCGATGTAAAATTAGTAGTTGCCTGTGTTTGAGGAATAAGAAACGGTAAATTATCACTAGTGGTAGGTTGATTAGGATTAAAATTAGGATTAATGGGTAAATTAAAAGGATTAGTAATTTGTTGCTGAGTAACATTATTCTCAGGAATTATAGGAGTTCCTTGAGGAATAAAATACTGATTAGTTGCAGAAGGTTGTTGAGTTGGAATATACTTAGGGTTAAGAATTTGTCCAGCAGGAGGATTAGCTAAACCCGGAAATCGAGTTAAGACATCTGGTATTTCGGAAACAGTACGCCCCTGAAAATCAGATGGATTAGTTTGATTAGGAGTCTTTTCTTTTTTCTGAGCATTACGAGCCATCAACATTTGCTCTATTTGTGCGGGAGTATTAGGAACATTAATTGACCCACCTACTTGCTTATTAACTCTTTTCAAAGACTTTTTAACTCTGCCTTTCTTGTATTTAGGTTTGTTTTTCTTCATAAAAATTTACCTGCTAAAAATACACCTACTATAAAAGGATATATACCCCATAACATCATTTCTAATCTTTTAAACTTTTCAGAACCTTCTTTAAGTTTTTCTTCTATGCTTCTATATCTTATCTCACATTCTCTTTCGTGAGACTCTATCCTTGCTATGGTTTCTTTTATAGTAGCCATACTTAGGTTCCTGTTGTGGAAGTAGTTGACGTACTATCTGTAGATACTGTGCTTGTTTGTTGAGTTGGTGAAGGAGTCTCCCAAGTATAAGTTGTTGTACAACCTGTGGTAAACATTAAAATTATTACAATAAAAAATATCATAACGACTGCCATTGTCATTACCTCTGGTAAGTCTTTCATAAGGTTGGTTTCTTATCTGGAAAGTCTGCGGTACTGGGCCAATCCCTAAGTGCCTTACGATAAGCAGTAAGTTCAGTTTTCTTTGGAAAATCTGCTAGAAGTGAAAGAGTATCAGTTCTTGTAAGTTCTCCATCTCTCCATCCTCGTTCGTCTAGTTTTTTCATTTCTAGTTTTTCTGCGTCAGATTTTTCTGGAAGCTTAAATAGTTCGATAACTTTGCCCGGAAAAGCTGTCTTGCAAAATTCAAGACTTCCTTTTACCTTTGGATTAATAATTGTTCCATCACTTTCTTTTATTACATATATTGCCATTGTTCTCTCCTATGATAAGTACTGAAAAAGTACAATTCCGTCTCCGCCACGACCACCGAATGAATAACTATTACTCATTGAGTTTCGTCCAGAACCGCCACCGCCTCCAATACCTCCATGCCCGCCTATAACATAATTGTATATATTGCTATGACCATTTCCGTTATTTCCACCGCCACCACATAAAGCTTCTCCGTTGGAACTTCGCCAAGCGCTTACAGAAGTAGCAGCAGTACCGTTACTATAATAACCATCCCCTGATTTATTTCCGCCCACTATTTGACCATAACCGGACATTGCTAGCCCTCCGCCTGAAACATCTGTTCTACCTGCTACACCTGAACCATTACTGTAGGATCCGCCGCCTTGTTCTGTTCCGTCTTCACCAGTGCCTGTAACTCCCACGGCTCCTCCATTAGTATTTTGCGCTGCACCACCTGTATTATTTACATCGCCATTTGCAGCTGTACCTCCAGCACCTTGAGTACCTGTGTTATTTCCTCCAGTTCCTCCATTCGCAGTAAGCGTAGCACTAAGATTTCCTCCTGCTACAGTAGAGTTTCCTCCGTCACCTCCGCCGTCTTGTCCACCGTGTCCTCCTACTCCAACCACAATAGTAAACGTTTGCCCAGAAGTAACTGCAAGACTGTTTTTCTTACAGTAACCTCCTCCACCTCCTCCAGCATTTGATCCAGATGCTCCTGAACCTCCTCCGCCTGCTCCAACTACATGGATACAAACATTACCATCTTGAGGTGCTGTAAAAGTTTGAGAATGTGCTAAAGTAATTTGAGGTAATGTTCCTCCTCCTCCGCCTAGTACAGCCATAATTTAATCTCCTTTAAAGACTCGCCCATCCAATTGTTCCGTCAACATATACCAATTGAACAGCATTACCCTTTGGTAAACTTCCATCTTCTGCTGCTGAATCTATGTTGCTTGAGTTTCTGCCTACTGTAACTAAAGCAGCCCCTACATTCTTAATAATTACCGTATTACCTGCTGATGGACTTGCAGGAAGTGTAATAGTAAATGCTGTACTAGCGTGATTAGCTATAAGCTGATCTTTATTTACTGCGGTATACGTTGTTGTTTTAACAGCCCAATCATTATAAGCACCGCCTAATGTAGTAAAACTAAGATTACCTGAACCATCAGTAATCATTGCTTGTCCTGAATCACCATCAGAGCTAGGTAATGTTAATGTTATGTCTGCTGTAGAAGCAGGGCCAATCAACGTAACTTTATTTGTACCATTATCGCTGTCTTCAAAGAACTCTATTTTACCTGCACTTGTTGCACCATTCTTTACTTGAAGAGTTCCAGTAACTGTAGCAGTTCCTACTATAGCAACATCATCTAAGTTTGATGTTCCATCTACATCAATGTCACCTGCAAAAGCTACAGTAGTAGTCCCTGTAGCTATACTTAAAACTGTTGCATCAGCATCATTTTTAACTGTAACATCTGTTGAGCTACCTTGCCCTGTAAGTATAAGACCTTCAGCAGCAGTGTAGCCTATTGCAGCGTTATCGCCAGCAGCAGTATCTCCATCAGGTTCAAAGGTTGAAGCCGTTGCTACACCTGATATATCTATATTGGTATCTAGTTTTGCTGATGTAATAGCACCGTCTTTAATTACGCTGCTTGTAACCTGAGTCGTTGCCATAGGTTAGCTCCCTAATGTGGGTTTCTTGTCTGGAAAATCTGCGGTACTAGGCCAATCTCTTAGTGCCTGACGGTATGTAAGATATTTATCACGATTTGGAAAGTCAGGTGTTTGAGCTATAGCGTCTGTAGCTGCAAGTTCTTGATCTCTCCAAATTTTACCTGCTATTTTAATTTGATCTTCACTTAATGCAGGAGGATTTATAATCTCATACGATCCACCATCTTTGGTTATTTCTTTACAGAACTTTTCACCAGCAAGAATTTCGTTGGTGGAACCATCTGCATACGTAATTTTGTATATAGCCATAATCTACCCCATATCCACTGGAAATATTAAAATACCACCATTGCCCCCAGCACCTGAAGAGGATGTTCCTGTTCCATTGGTTGCACCGCCTCCACCGCCTAAACAACCTCCAGATCCTTGATAATATTTTGAATTTCTTTTAACAGCATGGCCTCCGCAAAATGGTGAAGCGGCTCCCCCATATTCATAAGAACCACCCATTAAAAGATGATTACCTCTAGTTGCGCCAGCGGGTCTATTACCTTGGAAGGGTGAAGTATTAAAATAATTACTACCGCTATTTGTATTGCTTGTGTTAGCAACCATATTATCAAAAACATCAAAGGGAGCAATTGACGCAACACCTGATCCTGCTGAAAGGGCTGAAAGATATTCTTCATTACCAGAATTACCTAATGTTCCATCATCATATCCAAAATTACCGCCTCTAACAAAACCATTAGTACCATTACTTCCTAAATTTCCAGTAGTCCACAAACCTACTGCTCCTCCAGCCCCTACAGCTTGGTTTGTGCTAGCAGCGGAACCTCCTGCTCCTCCTGTGTTATTACAAATAGTTCCTCCAGATGCAGAGCCTCCTGCTCCGCCAGCAGCCGTTGAACTAGCGCTTGTTGCTCCTGCACCGCCACCATTTCCTGTCATTGTAGAAATATTTGATCCAGCTAAAGATGAGTTACCTCCAGCATTTCCGGCTACTGCTCCAGTTGTCTCTCTTTTTGCCCCACCAGCACCTATTGTAATTGTATAGGTAATAGATGAAAGAAGTGTTAAAAAACTAACTGCACAGCCTCCTGCTCCACCTCCACCACTTCGGGCAGTATCGTTAGAGCCAGCAACTCCTCCACTTCCTCCAGCACCAATTACATATACATAAGCTTGCATACTGTAAGCAGGAGTCCAACTTTGAGAGCCAAAAAAACTTATATTTGGCAAAGCTCTTCCTACTTGATTATTTCCTACGATTGGCATTTTATAGTCTCCTTAGATCTCTAGAAATCCGATAGTCCCGTCCACGTAAACAAGCTGCACAGAGTTACCAGAAAACAAAGTTCCATCAGCAGCTTGGCTATTGATATTCTGTGAGTTGCGGCCCAATGTAACGGTTCCACCGCCTGTAGCTTTTACAACAACTGTATTTCCTGCGCTGGCAGAGGCTGGCAAAGTAATTGTAACGGCACTTGAGCTATTAACAATTATTTGATCTCCTACTAAAGCTGTATATGCACTCGTTTTAACTAGCCATGTATTATAGGCTCCACTAACTGTTGCAAAACTAAGAGTACCAGATCCATTAGTTGTTAAAACTTGTCCTGAACTTCCATCGCTTACATTAAGCCTTGCTATGTCTACTGCATTATCTGCTATTGCAGCAGCAACTACGGCATCATCAGCAATTAATGCAGAGGTAATTGCATCATCAGCTATCTTGGCTGTCGTAACTGCATCATCAACCATAGAAGCTGTAACAACTGCACTTGCTGCAAGTTGATCTGCTCCTACAGCATCATCTGCTATCTTTGCTTGTGTTACATTGTCATCAACAATAGAAGCGGTTACAACAGCACTAGAAGCTAGTTTAGCGGCTGTTACAGCATCGTCAGCTATCTTAGCTGTAGTAACATTAGCATCTGTAATCTTAGCAGTTGTCACTGCATTTGACGCTAACTTAGCTGTTGTTACGCTAGTATCTGCTGGAGTTGTACTAGCAGCCACAGTTAGTAGATTCATTGCTTCTACTTTTACACCTGACGGAGGTGCTGTGCTAAACGTCAGAGTTGTACCGCTTATACTAAATGTATCTTTATGTTGATAAACACCATCAAAATAAACTTGTACAGCATTTTCTGAAGGGGGTTCTGCGGATAAAGTAAGAGTAGTATCACTGCCATCACCTGTCATAGTGCTTACAGTAATTGTAGCTTCGCCACCACCTATATCACCCCAAGCATCTGTATAGCCTTCAAACTTGCCAGTAGTGCTATTATATCTAAAATAACCTGCTGCTGGAGAACCGGGTCTTTGTGCTGTTGTACCTGATGGTACGTGTAAAGAATCAGTAGCTGACCCTATATCTAAGGATACATCAGGAGAAGCATTTAAAATTCCTACTCTATTATTAGTGCTATCTACTTTAAGTGTACTTGTGTCAACTGTTAGATCACCTGTTACAGTAGGAGCAGCTAATGTTTTATTACTTAAAGTATCTGTAGATACTAAAGATACAAGTGTTGAACTTGCTCCTGCTGGTAATAATAGTTCATTAGTAACGGCTGCTGAATGAGGTTGTGCTTTTACTATTTGACCATGACTATTACTTTCACAGTTAAACTGTATTGCACCTGCATTAGTATTACCTTTTACGGTAACGTGACCTGTACCATTAGGTGCTAGTTCTAAATCTGCATTAGAGGTAGTTACAATATCCTGACCATTCATGTCAAGATCACCACCTAGTTGTGGAGTAGTATCTTCTACAACATTAGCAATTGCACTAGATGTTGCAAGACCACTAACTACAGCACTTCTTGCAATTTTCTTTAGTCCACCACCTAGCTACTGTGCTTATCTCTGATAAAGAACTAACTGCTACTGAATTAAAGTTTGTACCATCTGCTACAAGTAAGTTACCAGATGTGTTTGTACCCATAGTGATATCATCACCAGATACCGTAAGATCACCTGTGACAGTAAGATCTCCTGCAATGCTAACATTAGTTGTGCCTGTAGGTATTTGTATAACTGCTGTATCCGCATCGTTCTTAACGGTAACATCGTTTGTTGAGCCTTGTCCTGTTAATATTAATCCTTCTGCTGCTGTATAACCTATAGCAGCATTGTCACCTGCTGCGGTGTCTCCGTCTGGCTCAAAGGTAGAAGCTGTAGCAACTCCTGATATATCTATGTTAGTATCTAGCATAGAGCTTACAATTACGCCAGAGCCTATTACAAAATCTAAAGTGTTATCACTATCATCATAAGTAACTGTAATACCTGTTTCAGTATTACTACCGACCATTGCTCCTACAGTGTCAGAAATAGTTTCTGCAAGAGTAACTCCAGCTATTGTAATAGCATCTGCTTCTAATGTGCCATTAATAAATGCATCTTTAAATTGAAGAGAGCTTGTCCCTAAATCAATATCATTATCTGTTACTGGAACTATAGCACCATCTTGAACTCTTATTTGTTCTACGGCACTACTACTAACTTCTACATAAAATCCCCAACGATTATTGCTACTATCTACTACAATCTTATTAAGAAAATCTTGATCACCTATTTGAGCAATATTACCGCCTTCTCCAGCAGTACCGTCATGTTGATGTCCTGTTGTTCCACTACTAGCATAACTAAATGCTGTTAATAATTGATTGTATTCATTATTAAAGAGGGCAGCAGTAATCGTATCGCCATCAGTTAATGTACTTTGTCTTGTGTAAGCTGTTCCCATTTAGTTATCTCCTACCAGATGGAACGTAATCAATATATAGACCATTAATTGCGTATGGTGGATTTTTATCGCTTGTACTTATTCTAAAGTTTGTTACGTTCCCACTACCTTCTATGGCTTGTCTAAACATAGGATCTTTTGACGTTCCAAATACTGCTGATCCAAATGTAGAAGAACTATCTCCAAATACAGCAGGTATAGGTATTCCTGTTACTACAATATCATCAGGTTGCGGAATATTTATACTTTCATAGTCATATCTAACTCTTAGAGTAGGAAGTATAGTTCCTTCAGGAGATATAGATATTCTAACATAGTACATAGTTTTTCTTGTACCTACATCTCCAAAATCAAAATTAGGAGTTACATATTTTGCATCTACATTAAAAGTAGAACCATCTTCTATAAAAGAACTTCCTGTATCGTGATTATAAATATAACCATCATTATCACCATGAAATTGTTTTTCTACTCCTTCAAAGTTTAATTGAGAAGTAAAACCATGAGCCTGTATACCTTCTGTTTCTGACCACTCAAATCCATTAGGAGTTAATGTTCCTATTATTCCTTTTGATGAAGTTGTTGAAGCAGCAGGAGTAGAGTAGAATAATCTATATTGAGATTTACTTCTAAGTACTCCACTTGTAATTGTAAAATTTGTTATACTATTTGAAAGATCTTTTATTATAGCTTGTATCTGTCTACTAACAGATCCTAATTCTACGTCACCAATTCTTGCTGTACCTGCAACACTTCGTATACCGTCAGGACTTAAAAATACTAGATCACCGCCTATTTCTTGAATAGAGTGTTCATTTAAACACCCTACGTTTTTAGTTACTGGAACTATAGCAATATTGCTAGAGTCATTTATGTTTATTAATTTATGTATACTATTTTTACAAAAAATAATTAAATCAGTACGAAAACTTTTTAATCCTACTACTTGATCTTCCATTACGATAGCAGCAGATCCAGTACCAGAAAAACTATCTATATCATCAGTTGCACTTATAAACACTGTATTTTTAGCTGTACTAGCTCCTGCAACTACTAAGTGATGATCATGTATTGCACATACTTTAGGTGCTGTTGTTCCTGATACTGTTATTTCTGTTGCAAAAAAAGTACGAGTATTTAACTCACCTGTACCTGTCATTTTAAAAAGAAAAGGTTCATTTACTTGATCACAAATTACAACCTCTCCATAATCTGTATTACCTTCAAATAATGCAAATGTACATTGTAATTGACTTGTTCTAGCAGCTAAACTACGTCCAGTAAAGGTACTATAATTATCTCCTGATCCACTTACACTTGCTCTATTTATTTGAAGCCAAGTTTCTTCACCATCTACACTAAAAAATATTCCTGTTCCTGAACAAACAATTAAACCATCTGCATAAACAAATAAACCTAAAACAGCATTACCACTATTGGGTCTTGTATCTCCAAAAGCTGTATAACCATTTACTCTTCTATAACCACCATCTGCATCAACCTCAAAATTTAATAACTCTGTAGCAAAACCGGGTTGAGCAAGCATTTCAAGCTGATTAAGGTTTGTATTTAAACCACCTCTACAAGAAACGCCAAACGGTTGCGATATTGCCATTAAATCATCCTTACTCGATCATCTTTCATATATACAGGGGTAGGCTCTATTAAATTTGATCTCATGCGTCCGATACCTTTTCTGTAATCTTCTAAAGCAAAAGAAGCTGCTTGAGGATTATCTTTAAACTGCCAGATATAATATCTACCTCTAGCAAGTAAAACAGTTCTATACATATCAGGAAAAACTATAGTATCATCATGTGCAGAAAGTTCTGTAGGTAAAGCGTATGCAAAAAACCAGACCTTATATACTTTGTCTGGTATTGGGCTTAATCCAAACTTACGGCTATCAGGACTTCGTAAAACTCTTCTAGGTTCACCATAGTTTTGAGCGTCTGCATCATCTGCATTTTCTCC